GGTTCTTCTCAAGCAAACGCAAACGGTGCTTGGATTGTTGCTCGTATTGTTTCTGAAACACAATTTATATACTACTCAAGTATTGCTCCTGCTGCTAACCCTACGGGTGGTTCTATATTTGTTCGTCCTGTAGGATCTGTATTGCACAGAGCATTTGATGGTGGTGTTAAATTCTCGTCTAACGCTTCTTCTGCCAATGAAATGTTGGTTCGTCAGACTCGTAAATACTTCCGTTATCAATCTGGTAAAGGTGTTATGATGTCTACAGGTTCTATTATGAAGCCATCATTCAACCCTGATTTGATTACTTCTGTTGGAACTACAGTTACAGTCAATACTAAAGAAGCTCACAACTTACAGTTTGGTGCTAGTATTACTGTTGCTGGTTGTATTGAAACTGCTTACAATGGTACATTTACAGTAACAGGAGTTATTACTCCTACTAGATTTACTTATACTGCTCTTTCTACACCATCTGCTGCTTCTGCTTCAGGACAATACCAAGTAAACGTAAACTCTTGGGTTGGCTCTAGTGTTCGTATTGGTATGTATGACGATCAGAATGGTTTGTTCTTTGAATTTGACGGAACTAACTTGTTTGCTGTACGTAGGGCATCTACATATCAAATTTCTGGTTCCGCAGTAGTATCAAACGGTGGTACAACTGTTACAGGTACTGGTTCTGAGTATTCAACCCAGTTGAGTCCTAATGACATGGTTGTGATTAAGGGACAATCTTACAAAGTTTGTCGTGTAATTAGTGATACTCAATTTACAATTAACCCTGCCTATAGAGGACCTTCAATTGTAGCTCCTTCTTACGCTTTTGTAACTAAAACTATTGATACTAAAATACCACAGTCTGCTTGGAACATTGATAGAATGAATGGAGCAGGTGGAACAGTTAACCCATCCGGCTTTAACTTAGATTTGTCTAAGATGCAGATGTTCTACATCGACTATTCTTGGTACGGTGCGGGACCGATTCGTTGGGGATTCCGTGGTGCTAACGGTGCGGTAACTTATTGCCACAAATTAGCCAACAACAACGTAAACCTTGAGGCATACATGAGAACAGGTAACTTACCTGCTCGTTATGAAACAAGTACCGTTCCTGTTGCAACTAGAATTTCAGCAAGTATAGGTGCTGGAGATACTACAATCAACGTAGCAGATGCAAGTGCTTTCCCTAACAGTGGAATTATCGTAGTAAACAACGGCTCAACCATTGAGCATATGAATTACACAGGTAAAACTACTAACACATTTACAGGAGTAACTAGAGCAAGAGCAGGCGAACCTGCAGGTATTGCTGTTACTATTGCTATTGGTTCTGTAGTAGGTACTGTAGCATCTTCTGCTAACTTGCAAGTAGGACAGCGTGTTATTTCTGCAGGATTCCCTGATGGAACATATGTTGTAGGTGTGTCTGGAACTACTATTACTTTTGCTTACGCTGCAACTACTTTGAACCCAACAGGAGTTATTTTTTCTCCTATGTCTGCAACCACAGGCCAAGCTTTTACTTTCAACGTAAATGCCCCTATTGGAGTTGAGTTTGGTGGACCTACTGCTGCACCGATTATCTCTCACTGGGGATCTTCAGTAATCATGGATGGTCGTTTTGATGAAGATAAACAGTTCATCTTTACTTCAGGTACAACTACTGCTTTGTCAGTTCCTACATTAGGAAACAGGTTTGCTTTGATGTCTATCCGTCTTGCTCCTTCAGTAAGTTCTGGTTTGACAGGTGCCTTCGGTATTCGTGAGATTATCAATCGCATGCAGTTGTCTTTGTTCAGTATTGGTATCTACGCACAAGGTAACTACTTGGTATCACTTGTTCTTAATGGAACCGTAAGTGCTGCTGACACTTGGACTAACGTGGGAGGTTCTTCTCTTGCTCAAGTTTGTTTCCACGGTGCAGGACGTACAATGGTAGGTGGTGAGGTTGTGGGTGGTTTCTATGTAAACTCAGGTGGTACTACTTATGGTACTTCTACTTACGACTTGAGACAGATTCGAGATTTGTCTAACTCAATCTTGGGTGGAGGAACAACTACTGTAAATACTCAGTTCTATCCTGATGGTCCAGATATCTTGACTGTTATGGTACAGGCTTTGACTACAGGTACATCTAACGTATTCGGACGCTTATCTTGGACTGAAGCTCAAGCATAATGAAAAGCTCTTTGTTAGCTATATCTTTTACTACAGTTTGTGCATTCGTTGGCAGTTACTTCTTGAAGTTAACTGCCGACAATGCCGAACAGTACTTGGCCATCGTGGCGGTAGTATTCATCGACGGATTTTTCGGTGTGTGGGCAGGTACAAAGTTAGAAGGATTCAAAACTTTCAAAGCAGTTAGCGTAGTCAAGACTTTAATAGTTTGGATATTTATGCTTACAGGTATACTTATGATTGAAAGAGGATTCCAGGGTACATTCTGGTTAAGTGAAACCATCTGTGCTCCCTTTATCTTGTTTCAGTTGATAAGTGCCCTTAAAAACGCTGCTAGAGCTGGCTTAATAAAGAACGAACTACTCCAGATAATTTTGGAAAAAATTGACCAACACAAAGTAAATGAAAAATAGATTTGAAGTTATTACAATAGGGCTACTGTTAATCGCAGTAGCCTTTTTGTTATGGGAGAGACAATCCCTAAATAGCGGAAGCGAAGAAAAGTTCATGGCTTACATGGACTCAATGGAAAAACGTAACGAGACCTTCCTTAGCAGGGTGGACTCATTATCTACACTTAAACATGAACAATTTAGTTATTATGAAAAAATCAACCTCAAGTATGACACTATTCAGATTGCTCTTGATACTATGCCTGACATTGACGGCACCAAGTATCTACTCACAATCTCTAGACAGCTTACCGCTAAAGGAGTTGAATAACGAGTTTCTTAAGGGCATCAAAGCACGGGAACGTGTAGTTGTTCTTAAGACTATTATTCACCTGGATAGCCAGCAACTGGGCCTCTACAAGGACTCAATCGTTCCTAGTTATCAACAGATGGTAGAAGTGTCTAAAAAAGAAGTCTATGACCTTAACAGAACCATTGACCGTAAGAACGCAGAGATGAAGTTCTACCGTTACGGTTTTATAGGTATGTCTATTCTAGCCATTCTTGGCTTTATTATTTAACCCATGAAAAAACTTATATTCTTACTAGTATTCCTAACCTCTGTGAGCATTTACGCCCAGAGGGATAGTGTGTTCATTAAAACCCCGATATACTCTTGCGTATACTCAGAGGTTCTCCAACAGCCTAAACGTGTGTGGTACACAGTACAATGCCCTACAGGAGCGTATCCTCGTAAAGGGATGGACTTCTACACTAACGATAGTGTGATTACTTCTGATGGAAAGGATTATGAAGCCAACGTGTGGGACAAAGGACACTGTGCCCCGGCTGCTGACTTTAACTGCACAAGAGAAACTCTATGGCAGACGTTTTCGTATTTGAATTGTATTCTCCAGCACGAGAAATTAAATAGAGGTGCTTGGAGATTGCTTGAAGCTTATGAGCGTCAACTGGCATTAACAAAGGTGGTGAAGGTGCAGATAGACGTAATTTATGCTAAGAATGCAGTCAAACTACCAACAGGTGCTACTATTCCTACAGCCTTTAGAAAAACAATTAGTTTTGATAATAAAAAAGAAATCTATTACTTTGTAAATGAAGCTCCAAGTTCAACAGACTTTAAGCTTTATTTAATAAAGTAAACTATGGATTTACAGGCACTTAGATTTAAGATAAATGAATTTTATCTTGAGTCAAAAAATAGAGAGTATCCAAACTCTGTATTAGTTACTAACGAACAATATAAAGATTTCCTTAAGGAGATGTTTAGAGTTCCTGACTTCTCTGAGATTCCTGAAGGGATATTCATCGCTTCGATTGAGGGACTCAAGGTTGTCTTCACAGATGAACTAGAAGAACCTAGGGTACTAAAAATGTAAAGGGGAGCGAACTCCCCTTTTTCATTTTACTTTTTTACTACTGTAGGACCACCGGTCATTTCAAAGAAAGCCTTAATCTCGGCTACTTCTTTCAACTCAATGGTGATTGGTTCACTGGTAACTTCAAACTTCTTGATTTTTACCGGAACCTTCTGCTTAGTTTGGGGATCAATCTTGTACTCGTACTCTACGGGATTCAATTTATCCACGTTACGATTTAAGATTACTGCTAAACCTTCCTTTACAGGATAGGTCATAACTACTGAGTCCAGGTCAAATGAATAACCTGTCTCTGGCACGAACTCCATCTCGTCCTCGTGCTCTACTTTTTTCTTCTCTGTGTAATAGAATAATCTCATGATTTTTTGTTCTTGGGTTTGCTTGGGTAATGCTTACGTTTCTTCTTTACAGGCTCTTTGACTTCAGGTGTAGGCTTTTGCTCTTGAACAGGCTCTTGCACAGGTTCTTGAGTCGGCTCTTGCATGGGTTCATTGTCCATAGCAACTAAACCCTCACTAGGAAGGAAGTTTAGATCTCCTACTTTAACAGGTTCTTGAACCTCAGTTAAGTCTTCTTCTCTTACGAACAAGTCTGCTGGTGGAGGCTGAGGAGCTTCTGCTTGCAGTACTTCATCCATGATGTCATTGGCTGCTTCTTCGGTAGGACTAACTTCTGGACTATTTACGCTAAATACTGCTATTAAAATAAACAGCAACACTATGAATCCGGCTAAATATAATACAACTTGCATATCTATAGTCTTAACTCCAGATGATTGAGATATCCATGTCTCTAACCATAATACGGTCAGCCCCATCGATGTGTAGAATTTCTGCATAGGCAAGTACACTTGGAGATACATACACAACGTCTCCGGTTTTGTAATCGGAAACCTCGTCACCTACTGAGAAAACCTCAAGGTGTGTGTACTTCTTCATTTCTTCTTGCATTAGTTGCTCTTTGGTCTCTGGAGATAACTCTAGTCCCAAATCATTGGTCTCAGGCTTGTTCAATAGAACTCTCTTGCCTTTAAGTTTGAATGTGCTCATAATTTTATTTTTTGTGTTTGTATTGAATTGCTTTTACTCCACAGTTACCAAGCAGCTTAATGCCTGCCTCATCTCTGTATTTATTGATAAAGTAAACAGTTTTGATGCCACTCTGGATTATAAGCTTAGCACATTCTAAACAGCATGAGTGCGTAATATACATAGTCGCTCCCTCAGTTGATATTGGTGACTTACAAGCCTTTGTAATGGCATTAGACTCTGCGTGAAGGACGTAACTAAAGGTTACATCTTGTTCTTCACACTTGTTTGGCATATTAGTAGGGGTACCATTATACCCAAAGGATATAATGTTCCCATCCTTGACAATGATAGCCCCTACTTTTAACCGTTCACAGTAGGATTCTTCGGCTACTCTCAGTGCTAAATCTAAATAAAGTTGTAACTTTTTTAATGCATTCATAAATTATACCTATAGATTTCTTTTGAGTGATCTATTCTCATAATTAAATCGGTGTGCAAGTTAGTAACTTTTTTGAATTCATCCGAATAGTTACTAGGAATCATAT